TCTGGTTCGATGCCGGCGCGGCGGATTTTGCCTTCCAAGCCATGCCTGGCGCCTTTGTAGAGCATGGCTGCACGGCAGTTGGCTCGATAGCGAAATACGATCTGGCGCTCTACTGGCTGGGACAGGATTCGTCTGGTGCCAATGTCGTCTTCGAGGGCGCGCAATACCGGGTCAGAACGGTTTCGACCAAGGCGATTGACCGGGAAATAGCGACCTATCCCAGCAAGAGTGATGCGCTTGGCTTTACCTATCTTCAGGAAGGCCATGTGTTCTATGTCCTGATCTTCCCCAGCGCGAATGTGACTTGGGTCTACGACATCAAGGAACAGCAATGGCATCGCCGCTGCTGGTCGGACTCGAATGGCATCCTCAACCGCTGGCGTCCGAATTGCGCCGCGGTGTTCAATAACCAGATTGTCGTCGGGGATTTCGAGAACGGCAATCTCTACGCCTTGGACCTCGATACCTATCTGGACAATGGCGACCCCATCATCCGTATCCGCTCATTCCCGCACATCACCGAAGAAAACGACCGGCTTGTCCATCGCAACCTGATTGCGGCCATGGAAGTTGGCAACGAGATGGACGACAGCACGAACGATAATGATTTCGTCTCGCTGCGGTTTTCCGACAATGCCGGGCGCTCTTATGGTGATGCAATCCTTCAGCCCCTAGGGCCGCGCGGTTTCTATCAGGGATCAGTACAGTGGAACCGCTTGGGCCTCGCGCGTGACCGGGTCTACGAACTTTCATGGTCCGCGCCGGTCAAGACTTCGCTTCAGGGTGTCTATCTGGACGTACTCAAGTCGGCGTCATGAGCGGGAAAGGCAATGTTTTACAGGGGTTCCCGCAAGTCACTTCGCCTATTGCCACGTCAGAGGGCAAGCCATGCGATGTCACCCAGCCCTGGTATCAGCTTTTCATAGCCCTCTGGCTTCGCTCAGGTGCCTCTCAGGGTAGCGCGGTAAGCCCCACTGGAATGATAATGCCGTTCGCCTCGATCACGTTGCCGACCGGCTGGCTGGCGTGCAACGGGCAGGCAATCGACCGGGTGATCTATGCGGCCCTGTTCGCGATCATCGGAGAGACATGGGGGCCTGGAAACGGGACATCGACATTCAATGTTCCCGATTTCCGCAATCGGTTCCTGATCGGGTTTGGCAATGCTGGGTTTGCCACACGGGGAGGCGCGGACAATTTCACGCTTTCGACAGGTCAGTTGCCGGCGCACACGCACACGATCACCGATCCGGGCCACGACCATACGACGCTTGCGACGGCCTCGAATGTGACGACCGGAACTGATCCTGGCGGCGTGACGACGGGCGGAACAACCGGAACATCAACCACGGGCATCACGGTTGACAGCACGGGCAGCGGTGATCCGGTGAGTTACCTGCCGCCCTATGCGGCCATTATTTTCGCGATCAAGACTTGAAGCCTGGATTTGTCGTCTATGCCCTGCCGCGTTCCAGAACGGCATGGCTCTCCAAGTTCCTGACATATGGCGGCTGGTCCTGCTGGCATGAGCAGGCGATCCATATGCGGACGCTCAACGACATCAGGACCGTGATTTCATGGCCGCAGACGGGTGTTGTAGAGACGGCAATGGCGCAGGGGTGGCGCATCATCCACCACTACCATCCGACGCTAAACGCCGTTGTCATCCGCCGTCCGCTTGAGGATGTGGTCAAGAGCATGTTGGCCATCGATCTGAAGGGCTATGCGCATTATGACGAACCGCGATTGCGCAAGGTCATGGCCTACGGCAACCGGATGCTGGACGAGATTGCGGCGCAGCCTGGCACGTTGGTCCTTGACTTCGACCAGTTAGCCACGCGCGAAGGATGCAAGGCTGTCTTTGAGCATTGTCTGCCTTATCCATTTGATGACGAGTGGTGGCAGGCGCACAAGGACCGGAACATCCAGTGCGATGTGGCCTCGGTCATTCGCTACTACCACGAAAACCGTCCCGAGATTGACGGCTTTAAAAAGCTTTGCTGGCGCGAGCTGAGACGGCTACGGGCGTCAGGACAAATTTCCAAACATTAGAGGTTGAATTGCCTTCCATCTCTGTTCCAACGGCTGTTATCGGCGCTTCCGTCATAGGCGGCGCTGCCAATGCCATCGGCGCTGGCAGCGCGGCGAGCGCGCAAAAGGCTGCGGCGCAAGCCGCCTCCAACACCGAACAGAACATGTTCAATCAAGCCGCTGGTTACGAGCAGCCCTTCATCCAGGGCGGACAGGCGGCATATGGCACGCTCAATAATCTGCTTGGCGTCGGCGGCAATTCCGAGACGATGCAGAACACCTTGAACAACCTTCCTGGCTATCAGTTCACGTTGGGACAGGGCCTGAAGTCGGTTCAGAACTCGGCAGCGGCGCGCGGGCTGGGAGATTCCGGCGCGGCGCTCAAGGGCGCGGCGAACTACGCCACCGGCCTCGCCAATAGCCAATACGGCAACTATGTCGGCCAGCTACAGAACTCGGCAGGGTTGGGAGCCAATGCGGCCAATGCACTTGCGGGGCAGGCGACAACGGTTGGATCGAACATTGCTTCAAATCAGCTTGGCGCGGGTAACGCTGCTGCGGCACAGGCCAATGCGACGGGAGGCGCTGTCAGCGGCGCGGTCAACAATATCGGCCAATATTACACGCTGAACGGCCTTCTGAATAACGGCGCGTTCGGTGGTGGCGGCGGCCAGACTACCGGTCCGCTCTTTGGATGGACATGACATGCCAATAGATACCAGCAGCTATCCTTCGCCACAGCCCCCAGCAAGCCCGCTTCAAACCTTGAGCGGCGTCGCCGGGCTTCAGAACACGCTCAACCAGAACCGGCTTTTCCAGCAGCAATTCCAGACCAATAAGGCTGTCAGCCAGATCTATAAGCAGGCGATCAATCCTGACGGCACGATAGACCAGCAGAAATTGACCGCGCTTTTGGCATCTGATCCCAATGCCTCCTATGGGCTTCCCCAGGCCTATCATCTGGACACGCTGGAAAGCTATGTCGCACCGCTCGCTGCCAATCCCAAGGCGACATCCGGGGATGTGGTTGCTGCGATGGCAAATGCGATGACTATGGGCCATGCCGATCCGGGCACGATTGCCCAGCTTTATGGTTCAATGCCTAAAGGGCCGGACGGGAAGATTGACGAGGCACAGGTTCCTGGCTGGATTCAGCAGCAGCAATTCCGCATGTTGACCATGCAGCAGCAATTCGAAGCCCTGCATCCGGCGCCCACCATGGTCAACACGGGGCAGGCGCAAATTCCGATGCGGCTCCCGGCCATTGGCGCACCTTCTCTCGCCGGTCCTGGCATCCAGAACGAACTTCCACCCACGACACAACGCTACAATCCGCAAACCCGGCAGATGGAGTTTGTCGGGGCCGGCGGCGCCTCTCCTGGCGGTTCTGGGATGGCTCCGAGTGGCGGCGGTGGCTTGGCGGCAGGCCCTCCTATGGGCGCAAGCTCAGCCGCCGATGTGACTGCGCAAGGCGCAGCGCATCAAGGCCTCAATCTGCAATCACGCGCCGATCAAGTGCCCCAGAACAAGGCCACGCTGGGCAATCTGGAAGGGGCCTTGGATCAGTTCACATCTGGTCCTGGCCAGGATTGGAAGAAAGTGGCCAAGACCTTCGTCAATGTGAACTCGCCATTCGGCAATGTGTTCGATCCCAAGAGCATCGCCAGCCAGGAAGAATTTAACAAGCAGGCGGTCATGCTGGCCCAGCAGCAGTTCCAGACCTTGGGCGGCACAGGCACGGATGCCAAGTTGGAATCAACATCGCTCACAAGCCCGAACTCGGAGCTATCCAAGCTGGGCAACAAGGGCATCATCGCCATGCTCAAGGGCAATGAGGACGCCATCTCGGTCAAAAACCAGGCATGGCAGCAGTGGACGCAGAGCCACGGCCCTGAAACCTATGGCCAGTTCTCTACACAGTTCAACAAGTCTTACGATCCGCGCGTGTTCCAGAGCCAATATCTGACACCAGAGGACAACAAGAAGATGCTGTCCGGCATGACGGCATCGGAGAAAAAGTCCTTTGCCAACAGCTACCGGACGGCCATCGCCAACGGCTGGGTGAAGCTCCCCGGTGCCCAATAGCTGGCAGGACGATCCGCAAGGTTATCTGCAAGATGTGATCGGCTCGCCGGTCACGATTACCAGCGGCTATCGCTCACCGCAGCATAACGCAGCGGTCGGCGGTGTTCCGAACTCGGCGCACCTCAATGCCCAGGCTTTCGATTTCGTGCCCA